CAGCGTGTAAGCCGGGTCGGTCGGGTCCCACAGGAACAGCACCTCGCCGGTGATGCCGCGCAGGCGCTGCATGTCGAGCATCTGCGTCCAGGCCTCGGCGTCGGTCAGGGACTCGAAGCGCAGCGCCACCGTCCGCCGCACCGGGCGCACGTCGAAGTATTCCGAACCGGCCAACGCGGTCTCGATCACCGATTCGTCCATGTAGCCCAGGCTGGCGCCGAAACTGAAATTGTAGGTCGGGCGCCACGCCTGGCCGGCGAACAGGCGCCCGGCCTCGATGTAGCCGGCGCTGTTGGCCGTGTCGAAAATCTCCAGCCGCCAGTAGCGCGCGGCGGTCTCGGTCGGCAGGATGTGGATAAACGCCGTGCCGCCGGCTTCCAGGCCGGTGAAGGTGATCACGCCCAGCCACCAGCCATCGGACTCCCACGGCACATCGGAGGCCAGGTAAGCCGAGCCCCACACGCTCACGGTGCCCGAGTCGTAGAGCGGCGTGGCGAAGGTGCCGGCCGTGTTGCTGGCGCGCAGGCGGAAACTGGCGCCGGCCGAGAGGTTGTGCCCCACCAGGCCGAACAGGCCGACGCCCGTGCTCGAAGCCAGGTCGGCGTCGAACTGGGTCGAGGCGGCGGCATCATCGACGCTGCGCGCCTTCACGCCGAGCGTCGGGTCGAGCAGGTTGGCAAGCGGCATGGTACCCGCCCACGAGCCGCCGGAAAGCGTGGCCTGGTCCGCGAAGTTGCGCCAGCTCAGTACGCAGTTGCCCATCTCATCCCCACAGGGTCAGTTCGGCCGTCTGCGCGCGCGGATCGTGCAGGATGCCGGTGATGCGCAGCGGCTTGTCAAGCAGGCCGAAGCGGTCGATGTCCAGGCGCACTACGGCGCCCAGTTCGATCAGCGAGATCATGGACAGGCGCAAATGCACCTTGACCTCGTAGAGCGCGCGCTCCACCTTGAGCAGGGCCAGCAGGTCGGCGGCGAAGGTGGCGGCGGTCGGCTGCGCCGCGACGTAGCAGTCGAAGCCGATCTCCTGCGCCAATAGGTGCTTGGTCTTGATCGCCGCATCGGTGGATTTTGCCGAGCGCCACTCCTCGCGCTTGTACTGGCGATTGACCAGCGTCACCGAGCCAGCCAAATCGGAGTCGCGCTGAACCGTGTAGTTTGGGAAGTAGCGATAGGCGACGGACCAGGCCGGCACGCCGGCGCCGGCATCGTCAGAGGCGCGCCGGCGCAGCGAGAGCACTTCGTGCGCGCCGAAGGTATAGACCGAATCGCCCAGGCTGGGCGCGGACATGCGCTGCATGCGCAGTTTGCCGAGGCGGTCGAATCCGTACCAGACCTGGCAGCCATTGGCGATCAGGTCCATGGCCTGCAGCGCGGTCGTGGGCGCGTCGGGCTCGAGATAGATGCCGAAGTGCGGCGTGTAGAACACGGCCAGGGCATTGAGCGCCGTCACATCGGCGGCGGATATGTCGGCCGTGGCGATGCCGGAATCTTCGGCGATCTCCTGCAGCAGATAGGCGGCCTTGCCCGGATCGGTGCCCGGCGTGCCGGAGTATTCCCACACGTCGGCCGTGACTTGTCCGGCCGGCGAACTGCCGAGGCGGAAATAGCCGCCCGCCGGCCAAACGCGCGCCTGCCCCGCCGATGGCGCGGTCGTTTCCATGTCGGACTGCGAGGTGTAGTCGGCCCCCTTGGTCAGGCTCACGCCCTGGTCGTAGATGGCCGTGACCGAGTAGCAGGCTATGTCCGAGACTTGGTAGATCAGGCGCGAGGTATTGACGCAGGGCGGGCTGACGTTCGCGGCGGCGCCATAGACGCGCGGCTTGCGCTTGCCGGCCAGATCCTCGACGCCCTCCAGCCCGGCCGGCAGGCTGTTGCCGCCGGTGTAGGTGGCCGACAGCAGCGGCTTGTCCAGCTCGTGCAGCCGGTCGCGGATGCGCACCGTGAGCGTGCCCAACCCATCGGCCTGGACCTGGTCCATCGTGCCGAGCAGCACGGTCACCATGTCGGCGTAGGGCGCGCCATCCTCTCCGGCCTTGAGGGTGATGGCGCGGCCGTCGAAGCCGTAGTCAAGCCAGCCGTCGAGCGCGCCGTCGGCGTTGGCCAGCTCCACCATGCCGTAGCCGGCCGGCGTGGCGCCGTAGATCCGGCCCGGGCTGGCGATGTCGCGGCGGAACAGCCCGGCAGTCTTCACGCGCGGCAGATATTGCGTGTTGGCCGGCGTGTCGGTCGGACCGGTGGCGTAGTGCGCGGCCGTGGTGGCGCGCAGGGTGGTAGTGGTGCCGGCGGCGTCGATGGCGGCGACCATTTCCACCAGGTAGATCATGCGGCGGCGGCCAGCGCGCCGTTGGTCTCGATCGAGGCCAGGCGCTTGTCGATCGACTGGAGTTGGGTCAGCAGCGCCGACAGTCCGGCCTCGTTGGCCGAATTGCCCACCTTAAGCTCGGAGATCAGGTCGGCCATGTCGGCTTGCTTCAGCGCGGCGTTCTGCGCCTCTTCCAGCCACTTTTGCACGCGGCCGTAGATGGCGCTGTACTCGGAGGAGCTGGCGTAGTAGCCGCGCGCGGCGGTGAGGTATTCCTTGGCGGTCTGGCCGAGCGTGTTGAAGCTGGCCTGGTCGCCCATCAACACGGACCGGTTGAAGTTGTCGCTGAACTGCAGGCCTGTCTGGTAGAGCTGCGCCTCGGGGCTCAACATCGCCAGGTTCGGGCTGGTGGCGATCTCCAGCCGGGTCGCGGCGAGGTTGCGGGCGATGCTGCCCCAGGCGCTCATGGTCTGGGCCACCTGCTGCGCCTGCTCCTGCACTTGCGCCAGGGCGCTGGCCAGCTGCTCGGCGGATGCCGTGGCCGGGTCAATGGCGTCGAACACCTTGCGCGCCACTTCCGGCAGGTCGGAGGCCTGCAGTGCCAGCACGAGCATGCGGGTGTATTCCTCGGCCAGCGCCGCCTGTAGCTGCGCCTCGTCGCGGCCGACGTCGCGGCCGATCACCTGGTAATTGACGCCCGCCCCGCCCAGCCCGGCATAGACCGAGGACGAGGCCGTGCCGGCCGGGTCGGACTCGTATTGCAGGTACGGTGAGAAGCTGCCGGCGGTGCCGCCAAGCTGCTCCACCATGCGCGCGTAGTCGGCCTGCCACGAGCCGACCGCATCGCCGCGCGACTTCGGGCCGCCGCGCTTGGGCTTGAGCATGGAGTACGCCAGTAGTGCGGCGGCGGCCCAAGGCGCCGCGGCCCCGGCGAAGGCGCCCCAGCCGGTGGCCACGCCAGTCGATGCGCCTAGCGCTTCGAGCCCGGTGGCCACGGCACCGCCAATGCCAGCGCCGCCGGTAATGCCGTTGATCGCCGAACCGATGCCGAAGATGTCGGAGGCCGAGGCCGAGCCGCTGGCGCCCATGCCGAGCGCGCCGAGCGCGATGTTCGCGCCGGCCTGGGCGATCGGCTGGATGATCGGGCGCAGCACGAGCGAGGCGAACAGCGACTTGAGCGTGTCTGCGAACGCCTTGCCGGCGTCCTTGCCGTTCTCGAAGGCTTCGAGCAGCGCATCGGTCAGAGAGTCCTCGACGCGTTCGTATTGGCGCCGCATTTCCTCCGCGTCGCGCTTCTGCTCCTCGGCGATCTTGCGATCGTTGGCCAGTTGGTCCTGGTACAGCTCGCGCTCGGCCCAGCGCTGAAACTCGACCTCTTCCTTCAGGTGCTCCATGTACTTCTTGGAGCCGGCCAGCCCGTACTTCTCCAGCATCTCGGCGCGCTCCGCGAAGAGCTTTTCCACATCGCGGGTCGAGTCGCCGAAAACGTCTTGGACGTAGGTGTCCGCGCGGGCGGATCGCGCGGCGCGCGGTGCCTTGGCAGGCGGCGCGGCGGCGGCGATGCCGGGCGCCTGCGGCAGCGGCGTATCGTCGCCGGTCAGTGCGCGCTTGAGCCGCAGCGCTTCGGCGAGCCGGGCCTGGACGGCGACAATCTCGGACTCCAGTTCGGCGAACTCGCGATCCGACTTGGCGCCGGACTGCTTGCGCCGCAGGTCGGCAATCTGCGCCTGCAGCGAAAGCTCGGACTGTGGGTCGATGATGTCGCGGATGGTGCCGGCCACGCCCTTGTCGGCGATCTCCTTGCGCAGAGTCTGGAAGGCCGACACCAGCTTGAGCAGGCCGGACTGCGCGAGGTTCTGTGCCGAAAGCGCCAGCGCGTTCCATTCCTTCTGCAGCTTCTCGGCCTGGGCGGCCTGCTCGGCGGTGACGTTGGCGGCGATCTGCCCGGCTTCGGCGTAGTCCTTCATCAGCGGCGCCAGCTCGCGCCACTGGCGGCCGAGGATCGCCTGGCCGATGGCGGTCTTGTTGGCGCCGTCGGCGAAGCTGTTCATAGCCTTGGCGAAGGCCTCGAACTGCTCGTCCGGGCTCATGCGCTTCAGCTCGGCCACCGACAGGCCGATCGCCTTGAACGCCTCGGCCGCGCCCTTGGATTCCTCGTCGGCGCCGGCCAGCGCGCGAGAAAGCTTCAGTACGCCGGCCTCGAACGATCCCATTTCGGTGCCTGAGATGCGCGCAATCTGGCGCCAGCGGGAGAGGTTTTCCACCGACATGCCGGTGGTCTCAGCCATGTCGTCCAGCGCCGCCACGGCATCGATGGTGGAGCGGGTGAAGGCGGCCAACGCGGTGACGGACAGGCCGGCGCCAAGCGCCGCCAGCGCGCGGCTGGCCGATCCGAGCACGCCCTCGATGTCCCGCGTGCGCTGGGTGATCACCCCATGCGCCTTGTTCATCGCCGCTTCGAGGCCCTGCGCCTCTCCGGTGATGACGATTCGGGCGGTGGTGTCGAATGCCATCGGCTCAGTCCTTGGCCAGCATGGCGGAAAGCGCGGCGCGGTCCATGTCCATCAGGGTCTCGGCCTCCCAGGCAGTCCAGTCGATGCCCATGCAGGCGGCGTAATCGCGCAGGTCGCGCCAGGCCAGCGGCGCCGGGCCGAAGCCGGTGCCGCCGCGCGCGGCGTTGAGCGCGAGGAAGGCCCGCCACAATTCGGCGGCGCAGTCCGGCAGGTCCGGCAGGTCAAGCTCGTCGGGCATGCGGCCGGTGGCGGCCCAAGCCGCTGCCAGGTGATCGCGCTTGCTTGAGCCATCCTCCAGCCTCCGTGCCAGTCGAAACTCAGCCTCCGCGCGAGCTACGAGCCGGGCGCGGAGGTGCGAATAAAAAGCTCCAGGTCGTCCAGGCCGGCACGCACTTGGGCGCGCAGCCACGCCAGCTCAGGGTCCGCGTACAGACGGGCCGCCTCCTGCGCCGAGAAGGCGATCTCCACGCCGGCCTTGACGATGCCGCGCCAGCCGAGCGTACAGCCGGCGAGGAACTCGACCTCGTCGGCCTCCTCGTCGGCCGGATCGGCAAAACTGAATTTCTGCGTTTTGGCGAACTTGGCCCGCAGCCGCCGCTGCCGATCATGGACCATGCGCTTGCGCGCCGGGTGCTCGGGCCCGGCGATGGTAATCGTCGCGCCGAGCGGCTCGCGGGTGCGTGGATGGACGAGTTCCACCTCGGCGGTTGCCGCCTCGCGGATATCGTTGAGATCGAGCATGATCAGGCTACCGCGGAGTCGTGTATATACAACGTCGTCGCCTCGGTGTTTGCCGCCGCGCCGCCCGCCGAGTTGAACAACGCCTGGAACGGGAAGGTCGCCACCAGGCCGCGCTCGCCGTCGCTCTTGGTGGCGCCGCCCACCTTGATGCGCGGCAGGACGAAGCTGATGAAATCGGCATTGTTGGCCGAGCCGGTGGTAAGCGCCGCCACGAGCGCGATTTCCGTCTCATTCACGAAGTAGTCGCGCATGGTGGCGTTTTCGAAAAACGCCGTGAATTGCCCGGACACATTCACCCGGCCGGGGAAGATGCCCGGAACCGTGTTGGCCCCCACTACCGGGTCCGAGGAATAGCCGCCGTCGATGCGCAGGCTCAGGCCGGTACAGGTGGCGACCGCTGCGCCGCCCACCAGCAGCTTGCCATTCACGGCCGCCAGGCAGCCGGTCGTGGTGAGAGCCGTCGGCGTGGTGTAGTAGGCGGCGGTCCCGGTGGTGATGTCCTTGCCGATCACGCCGATGTCGATCGTGGCCATGCCGGTGGGCGGCAGCGCCAAGTCCAGCGAGGAGACTTTGCAGCCGGTGAAAAGCTCGCCCTGCGTTATGTCGGAGTAATAGTGCTCCAGGGTAAAGCTCTTGTCGGTGTGGCCAGTGGTCGGCGTGTAGGTTACCTTTCCGGTGACGCTCAGAGTCGCCGTGCCGATCGGCCCCTCGGTAGTCAGGGTCGAGCCGTTGAGCGTGGTACAGGTGATGATGGTGGTGGTCAGGCCGGTGACCAGAAGATTGTTGTTGAGGTTGCCGGCGGTGAATCCGCCCCCGGTCAGACGTACCACCTGGCCGATCTTGATCGAGCCGGCGATCCAGTCTCCCGAGCCGCGCGTGAGCGTGTAGGCGCCAGCCGTGCCGCCGATGGTGATCGACAAGCCGCTGAGCGCGGAGACAGCCGTGAAATCCCGGCGCAGCGCCCACTGCATGAAATCCGCATAGGTCTTCGGGCTCAGTTCGCCGCGGATGTTGCCGCCGACCCGGCGCACGCCGTGGCGAAAGTCGGCGACCTGATAGTCCGTGCGCAGCTCGCTGCTGGCGTAGGATTCCTTGGCGAGATCGACGGTGCTCTCGACGCGCCGCAGGTACTGCGCGCCGGAAGCGCCCGGCGCCGTGCCCCAGGCGGATTCGACTTTGTAGGCTACCTGTTTCGCGATGCCGGTGGCGATTGCCATGATGTTCTCTCCTTACGTTGCCGCCGTCTCCGGCGCGTTGCTGTAGGTGGTGTAGCTGCAGGTCCAGGTCGTAGCCAGCCGGCCGATGGTGCGCTCGCCGTCTGCCTCGCGCGCAACATCGAGCGCGGTGAGCAGCAGCGGCATGAGCAGCAGCCCGCCGCACGAGGCGGTGAGCTTGCTGGCGTTAAGGGCAAACTCGATCTCGGCGAGCATGCGCGACAGCGTGGCCTCGGCATCGTCCATGCCTTCGGCCAGCGCCTCGATGCGCACGTCCATGTCGCGGACCAGGCGGCGCGGCCAGGCGGCTACCTCGTTGCTGCTGATCGACTCGGCGTCGGCGTAGATCAGCACGGCGGGCAGTTGCGCCGCGGCGATCGGCCAGTCGGCCGGGCGCGCCACATGCACCCGCGGGCCGCTGGTCGGCAGGTCGGCCAGCGTGGCGGCGATGGCGGCGGCGATCTGCGCGCGGACATGGCTCACAGGGTGGCCCTCACGATGATGTCCAGGGAGCGCTCGAAAACTTGACCCCCGGACGAGGTAACCACGACGCTGCAGCGGTACTTGGTGCCGGCGGTGCCGCCGGACAGCCGTACCTTGGCCAGCGTGGCGGCCGGGTAGGAAACATCCTCGTGCGTTTCGTCGGCCACCGATACCGTCTCGGTTACCTTGGTCAGCCCGGTCGGCACGGTCCAGGGAGCCGCGGCGATGGTCTCGCCGTCGAGCACTAACTCCAGACCCAGGCCGTACCACGCGGAATCGCCATCGGCCTTGAGCATGAGCGGCACGCCGTCGGCCTGGATGATCGGAAATCTCATGCGTCCATCCTCGTTATTTTGCCGGCATGATCGGCGCGCCAGTAGCGGCCGGACTGCGCGGCGGTGGCGTAGCGGCCGGCGGAATCGAGCCGCATCGCATGGTCGGCCGCAAGCTCCACGGATTGCCCGAAGCCCAAGCTGGAGCAGGACGCGGCGATCGCCACGCGGCCGGCGCACCCGGCGCCGCCGGAATGGGTTGCCGCGCTGGTCGCGCGCAGCGCATGGCGGCCGGCGCTGGCGGCGGTGCCAGAGTGCGTGGCGGTCGCGGCCCCGCGCGAGGCCAGCCGTGCGGCGGCGGTGCCGGCGCTGACCTTGGCGCATACGGCGGCCGAGCGCGAGGCCAGGCGGCCGGCGGCGCTGCCGCTATGCACCTCGGCGGCGGTGCCCGAGGCGACGGCCGACACGGCGAGCTTGCCGGCGGCGCTGGCCGGCGCGGTGCGGGTCGCGACCGCGGCGGATCGCGCGGCGAGCTTTCCGGCGGCGCTGGCCGTGGCGGCATGGGTGGCAGCGGCGGCGGCACGGGCGGCCAGGGTTCCAGCGGCGGCATAGGTCGCGGTCTTGGCAGCCAGGGCGGCGGCGCGCAGTGCCAGCGTGGCGGCAGCGGTGCCGGTATGGGTTTCGGAGCTGGCGCCGCCGGCCACGCTGCCCCACGCGGCGATGCGCGCCGCAGAGGTGCCGGGCACCGTCTTGGCGCTTACATCGGCGCCGCGGGCAGCGAGGCGACCTGCTGCCTGCCAGGCGACGGTCTTCGCGGCCGCAGAGGCGGCCCGCGCGGCGAGCTTGCCGGCCACGCTGCCGGCTGCTGTCTTGGCGGCAACTGCGGCGGCACGGGCGGCGAGCGTGGCGGCCGATGCGCCGGTGCGAAGCTCCGCGGCCGTGCCGGCGACGCTCCCCGCGGCGGCCAGGCGTGCGGCGGAGGTGCCTGCAGCCGTCTTGGCGCCGACTTCCGCGGCGCGCGCGGCAAGGCGACCGGCCGCCTGCCAGGCGACGGTTTTCGCGGCGAGCGTGGCGGCGCGGGCGGCGAGCTTGCCGATAGCGGCTGCGGTGCCGGTGTGGGTTGCCGCGGCGGCACCCCTGACGGAGAGCTTGGCGGCGGCGGTGCCGTTATAGCTTTCGCCGGCCGAGGCCGGAATCTCCAGCGTCGCCCACGACACCTGGGCCCGGCGGGTGCTGCCGGATGGCGCGCGGACCACGAAGGCCAGCGAACACCAGGAGTCCGAGGCAATCGCCCGCGTGCCGTTTGCCGCGGCGATCGACTGTGAGTTGGTGACTGCCGAGTCGCGCGACTGCACCGACAGCGACACGGTGCCGCGGTCGGTGTTGGTGATCGCGGTGTAGCCGCTGCTCAGCGTAGTTTGCGGATCGCTATCGGCGCTTGCCGCCCAGATCAGCCGGCCGCCGCCGTCGCTCGATCCGACGGTGATCGCCGGGGAATCGACCTGCGTCGATGATGTGCTGGCCGAGGCCGAGGTCGCCGCTGCGCCGATGGGCGTGGTCGCGTCGAACTCCCCGCTCGGCACCTTGAGCATGCACGCCGTGAAGGATTCCGTCGCCGAGGGCGTGACGGTGATCGAGCCGGAGGACCAGGAGCCGGTGGCCTTGGTCCAGTACCCCGTCATCCGGACTTCGGTGCCGTTGGATGCGACGACGCTGCTGATCTGCGTCCAGGTCTCGCCGTTTGGGCCGTTGGCGAGGCTGATGCTCGTGGTATCGGTCGAGTCGTCCCAGCCGACCAGCATGATGAGCAGGTCGCCGGTATTCGCGGATGGCCGCGAAACGGACCAGGAGGACGTGGCGGTATCGTTGCCGGACTCGGTAGCGTCGCCCGTCTCGATTACCGGCGTGGACGGGTTGGTCGCCTCCAGGTTGCCGACCAGCCGCAGGTACAGCGAGGCGTAGTCAGTGACGGTGCCGGTGACGGTGAAATCGGTCTGTGTCCAACCCGATGACAGGTTGGTATTGTTGAGGATGGTATCGACGAGGGTGCCCTGCGAGCCCTCGTTGGTGTAGCCCTGGCGCAGTTGCGCCACCAGGCTGATCGTGTCCCCGCTCGCCGCATCCTTGCCTGCGCGCAGGCGGAAGGTGCGCGTGCCACTTCCCGGCGTGCTGAGGCTGGTCAGCCTGCCGACATAGACATCCGACGATGGCGATAGCTGGGTGCGGATGTAGTCCGAGTCGCTGGCGCTGGTCTCGTCGAGCGCCTGGTACAGGTTGGTCGTACCGCCTGTGTTGGTCTCCCAGTTGTCGATCGTGGTGTCGCTGACCGGGTAGCCATTTTGCGGAACCACACCGACTGTCGTTGTCGTTCTGCGCGCTCGGGTGCGGCGCCACGGCGCGGGCGGTTGTGTGGCCGTGCCGCTGATGTTGCTGAAGGTGAGCGTCTGGCCGTTTTTCGAGTAGTCGGCCGTATCGGACGAGGTGGTGAGTGGCCACCAAGCGCGCAGACCGGCATGATTTACCGGCTCGCCAGACGCCATCTCCTGCTGAATCTGTGCTTGCGTTAGCGCCGTTGCATCCCACAGTTTGGCAAACGCGATGTCACCGTCGAATACCCCTCGCACATCGCTGGAGGTGCCGAATCGGCCAAGATTTATCGTCGTGGCCGATTCTGTGTAGCTTTCCGTCATGGTGCGCTCAACGTTTCCGTTGAGGTACAGCGTGTGCGTTGTTCCGCTACGCACCAGACATAAATGCACCCATGCGCCAGTAGTTATCGCGGTCGTGCCCGCGTAGTCGCTGGCATTTGTGCCGATATTCCATCGGATTGTCCCCGCGTTGTTCCAGATAGATGCTCCAACTTCCAAATTGAGCATCAAACAATCGTAGTAGAACGTCGAAGCCGGCGTGGACTCTGGTCGCAGCCACGCCATCAATGTGAAATCGTTGCCGGCGGCGCTAAGCGCCCCGGCGCACGTGGCGTGCCGCCCGGTCGTGCCGTCGTTATTGAGGTAGATGCCCACGTCTTATTCCAGCTTAGGCGTCGGCGTACTCGAAAAATACGCCGTCATCGGCGTAAAGAAGGAAGTTTCCGGCGTAGGTATTGACGCTGGCATCCAGCGCCAGGTAGCCGAGCACGGAATCGTCCACCGCGTAGTCGCCGGCCGTGAGCGTCACGGACTGCTCCACTTCGTCTTCGTCCGAGTGCGCCGAGCCGCTGGAGCCGATGGTCGCTGAGGAGGTCTGCTCCGCGTCGAAGGTGCCATCCGCGCTTTCGTTGTTGGCGACAGAGCGTTTGCGGAAGCTGAACGCCAGCACGTCGGAGGCGCCGGGCGCCCCGTCGAGGATGCCGCGCACGACGATCTTCGGCGTGCCGACGTAGTTTTTCGGCACGGAGAACTTGATGTACACGCCCTCATCGGAACCGCCGTCCGCGAGAACATATGCGAGCAGGTTTCCGACGCTCGGCCCGGTCGCCGAGGTGATCTGGTTGCTGATCAGATCGAGCGGCACGCCCGCATCCGGCTTGATGATTGCTACAGGCAGGCGATGTGTCGCCATCAGAGTTCTCCCGCGCCGCGCAGGATGCAGTACGCGGCGAGCATTTTCGTAAACAGGGCGGTCGACGTGGTCACGCCAAGCGCGGTATCGGAGCCGCTCTTGAGCGTGCCGAAGTTGGCCACCATGCCGTCCTCGATGGCTTGCAGCGCGGCGAGCTGATGCGGCTGATCCGGCACGCTTGGCAGTGCCTTGATCTCTTCCTTGCCGCCGCCGGAGCGATACACCAGATCGCGCCAGCGCGAGAATACTGCTGCAGTCACGGTTGCCATATCACCTCCGGTAGTGGATCAGGGGACAAGGCGCGGCGTACCGATCACGCCGGCCGTCGCGGGCCGCACAAAGCCGAAAGGGCCGGAGGGCTCCGAGATCAGCCCCCACAGCGAGGAGGTGGCGCGCGCGGTGACGGTGTAGCTGCCGGCCGGCAGCGCCGCCATGTCCCAGCGGCAGGTACGCGGGGCGCCGGCGGTGACGCTCACGCGCGGGGCGATGGCCGCCGGCAGCCCTGCCACGGTGCAGGCGTCGATCTCGGCCTGGTCCGGCACGTCGGCGACGAGGAACGGCGCGGCCTGGGCGGAGGCGGCCGCCAGCGCGATGACCGCGAGCAGGGCGCGCATCAGAAGCCGACCGAGAAGGATGTGACTTGGAAGGTGCCGTCCGCGCCGAAGGTCTCCGTCACCAGCTTCGCCCCGCGGGCGTCCTGGGACGGGTAGCTGCCGGAGATATCGACGGCGGCCCCGCCCGAACTGGTCGAGATTTGGAAATGATCCGG